GTGTTGCTGACCTTGGGGGCGCTGTACTGGGCGGGCAAGGCAGGCAAGAAATACATTTCGAAACGAATTAAAATAACCTTGAAATAGAGAAACGAAAATGACAGAATATAGTGTATTGGAAGGTCAGAACCTGATCTTAAGCATTGGCGGGGTGGCCTTGGGCTACAGTTCGGGCTGCAAGGTGAGCACGACGGTGGAGACCGGCGAGCGCAAGACGAAGGAGTCGGCGTCGGGCAAATGGAACGAGAAGTATGTGAAGAGCTTCTCGGAGAGCATCTCGGCAGACGGCGTGGTGTTGGAGAACGGCAGCGACCAGATGCCGACCTACGACGAGCTGAAGGCGGCGATGTTGGCAGGCGAACCGGTGGAGGCGCAGTATTCGACGCGCGACGGCTCGACACGCACGGGCAAGAAAGCCGGCGGCTACAAGGGCAAGTATCTCATCACGAGCTTGGACCTCGACGCACAGGCGGGCGACGACTCGAAGTACAGCGTGAAGTTAGACAACGTGGGCGCTGTGGAGAAGGTGGAAGGCGGCAATGGCTTGAACACCACTGCGGATGCGTAAGGAGTTGATATACATATAATATATATAGGTATATGACGAAGACGAAAATCAAGGTTGGGGGCCAAGAGTACCCCTTCCGCGTGACGATGGGGGCGCTGTTGCGCTTCAAGCGAGAGACGGGTCACGACGTGAGCCAGATTAAGGGCGAAGACCTTGGGGAACAGTTGACGCTGTTGTGGTGTTGCGTGGCGAGTGCGTGCGACGTGGACGGCGTGGAGTTCGGGTTGTCGGTGTTGGAATTTGCAGACCGATTGGAGCCGGCGGAGTCGGCGGAGCTGATGGGGATGATTGACAGCAGCGGCGGCACGGAGGAAAAAAAAACGATGACCCAGAGGGAAGCGGGGACATCGAACAACTGATGGGATTGGCGACGGGGTGTGTCGGGATGAGTGTTAGCGACTTTGAACGATGCACCCCGTCGGAGTTTCGGGCGGTGTGGGACGCGTGGCAAGGGCGAGAGATGCGCCGGGAGCGGACGAGCTGGGAACAGACGCGGACGGTGTGCGTGTCGCTGTTGCAGCCGTATGCGAAGAAGGCGTTGCGGGGTGTGGACGTGCTGCGCTTCCCATGGGACGAGGCGGAGGAAAGTCAAGAGGCTGCGGCGCAGGAGCAGGAGGAGACGCGCGAGGAACTGCGGGCTCGGTACAGAGCGGCAATCAAGCAGGCGGGGCTGCGGTGAGCCGGGCCATCAGGGCAAGATGCAAATGGCTATGATGATGGCGACGAAGCCGCCAGCCGTGTAGCAAAGGGCATCGACCTTCTTCAAGCGGAAGATGCGATGTAAAATCAAAGCGAAGAAGAAGTAAGCCAAGCAAAGAATAAAAAGCAGGAACAGCACGCCCAACAGATAGCAGCACCAAGTGGATGCGGCGGAATGACCCGGCAAAAACAGCGGAGTCAGGAGGAATTTGAAATAATCTCTAATAGGTGCAAACATGGCTCAACAATGATTGGTAAAAGAATCACGGGGCTAATATACACAAAAAAGACGAAACAATGGCATCGAATACGGTAAGTTTAACGATAAAAGTCACGGACGACGGCAGCTTCAAGCACTTGGAGGTAGACTCGGAGTCACTCCGCGAGGCTATCAAAGAGGTGAAAGACGAGGCGAACGAACTGAGCCATAGCGTGACGAACTGGTCTCAAGCGGCCTTGGCATTCGACACGATGAACCGGGCTGTGGATCAGCTGAACGGGGCGTTCAGCCAGCTGACGGCAGCCTACCGCACTCAGGTGACGGCGGAGAGCCGACTGGCGCAGGTGATGAGTAACACGATGGGGGCAACGGACGCAGACGTGGCAGCCATCAAGCGACTGTGTGCCGCGCAGCAGGAATTGGGCGTAGTGGGCGACGAGGTGCAACTGGCGGGAGCGCAGGAACTGTCGACCTATCTGGAGCAGCGGGAGAGCTTAGAGCAGTTGATACCGGTGATGAACGACATGATCGCCCAACAGTACGGCATGGAGGCGAGCGGGGAGAGCGCGGCACAGATAGCGACGATGTTGGGCAAAGTGATGCAGGGACAGACGGCAGCGCTGAGCCGCTATGGGTACACGTTCACGGAGGTTCAGGAAGAGATCTTGAAGACGGGTACCGAGGCGGAACGGGCGGCGGTGCTGATGGACGTGATTGAAGAGTCAGTGGGCGGTGTGAACGAAGCGTTGGCGAAGACGGACACCGGACGGATGAAGCAATTAGAAAACACGATGGGCGACCTGAAGGAGACGGTTGGCGGAGTGGTGCAGCCGATAGCGGGCGTGGTGATGCAACTGTCGGAAGTGGGACGCGCAGCAGCGGGCATCGGACAGTTGACCACCAGCCTCAAGGCGGTGTATGAACAGATTACGCCGCTGATCAAGAGCCTGACGCAGATGACCCTTGCCGAAAGAGGCGACACACTGCAAGCCCGCGCCGCCGCACAAGCGCATCAGACCCAATCGGCAGCACAGCAGGTGGCGAACACGACGACGAAAACGCTGACGGCATCGACCATCGCGCTGAAGGTGGCACTCTCAGCCGGCGTGGGCATGGTGCTGCTCGCCGTGGTGAGTCTGCTGTCACAATTCGGCGACAGCGCAGAGGAGGCGGCAGAGAAGGTGGACGTGCTGAAAGAGGCGAACGACACCTATACGAGCGCGGCAGCCGAGGCAAAGGTGAAATTGGAGCAAGAGACGAGCGCGCTGAAGCAGCTCATCGACACACACGCCGACGCGAAGACGAAGGTGGAGGCACTGAACCGTACCTACGGGCAAGCCTTCGGCATCCACCGGACAGCATCGGAGTGGTATGACACGCTGACGAAAAAGAGCCGCACCTACTGTATGCAGTTGGGGTACGAGGCGCAGGCTCGACTGCTCTCGACACAAATAGCCGAGAAAGAGATACAATTAGAGCAGGGGTACCAGCGGGCGGAGGAGATGCGCAAAAGCGGCACCGCCACGAGGACGGAGCAACAGTGGACATCGGACTGGAACGCCGCCGGACAAAAGGTGATTAAACGGGTGGAGGTGCAGGTGGACACCGATGAATATGCGGAGCTGAAGGAGGCGAACGCCCAACTGAGCAACGACCTGAAGCGGCTGAACGGACAGTTCGACCTATGCACGCAAAAGGGGGAAGAGCTACAGAGCCAGATGAACGCCGGCGCTACGGAAACGGACGCGACGATAGGCTGGGAGACGATGAGCTACACGGCGCTGGGCGAAGCCATCAAAGCACAGCAGAAAACGGTGGAAGACCTGATGGGAGTGAACGACGAAGAGGGTAAGAAAGAAAATGCGAAGCTGAGCCAGATGCTGGCACGACAGAAAGAGTTGGAGACCCAGTACGGCAAGACGGCAAGCACGGGGACGAAAGCCGCCCAAGAGGTGCAAGAGGCCTTGGAGATGCCGGTGGCGACGGACAACCTGCAGCAGGTGGAACAGGCGCTGAAGGTGTGGCAAGAGAAGCGCAAGACGGCAACGGGGGAAGACTTGGCACAGATCAACCAAGAGATAGCCCGACTGGAAGAGCTCAGAAAGGAGTATGAGCAATTCGGCATCCCGGAGCAAAAGAGCGTGGAGGTGACGGCACCGGGAGCCGTGGAGACGTTAACGACCCTGAAAGAGCTGAGCGACGCAGAGAGCTACTACGACGCGAAGATGCAGGAAGCATCGGGCGCAGAGCTGATGAACTACGCGCGCCAAAAGGCAGCCATCGAGGCCAAGCGCAAAGCCCTGCAGCAACTGACCGAACTGCCAGAAGCGCAGACACAATTAGAGGGGCTTTCGGGACTAAGCACCCCAAAGCTGAAGGTGGAATTGGAGCTCATCGGACTGAGCGAGGTGCAACAAAAAATCAAAGGGCTGGAAGCGCTGCTGTCGGATATGGGGGGCAGCATGGACGACAGCACCCGGAAGCAAGTGCAGCAGCAGATAGCGTCGTGGAAGAGCTACGAGAAGCAGCTGAAGAAGGGCCAAGCGAGCCTGAAGGGGGTATGGAGCTCGACGAAGAGCGTTGGAAGCGGTGTGGAAAGCATCACGGAGGCGCTGAAGAGCGACGGGAACGCCTGGGACAAGGTGACGGGACTGGTGGACGGAGCCATCAGCGTGTTTGACGGCATCAGCGGCATCGTGAAGATGGTGCAGATGATGACCGGCGCGACGAAGGAACAGACGGCGGTACAGACGGAGAACTCGGTGGCAGCAGCGGTGAGCAGCGTGGCACAAGAGGAACAGTCGGTGGCCAGCGGACAGGCAGCCGTGGCATTGGGGGTGAACACCGGAGCCTTGGAAGCCGAAGGGAATGCGGCGACGACGGACGCAACGGCACAGTTCCTACTGGCGAGCACGAAGACGATGGCGGCACACGCCTCGATACCGTTTGTGGGTGTAGCCATAGCGGGCGGACTTATAGCGACGATGACGGCGCTGATGATGAGCCTGCCGAAGTTTGCGAACGGCGGTATCGCCTACGGACCGACGTTGGGCATCTTCGGCGAATATGCCGGCGCGGCGAACAACCCGGAGGTGGTAGCGCCCCTGAACAAGCTGAAGGAACTGATCGGCACGGACGACCAAGGTGGCGGCGGCATCGCCCAGATACGCCTGCGCGCCAAGGGCAGAGACCTCGTGGGGG